TCAAAAAGCGGGGGGCGGATTGCATTCTCCCGGAGGTGGAACGGAAAGATCCTTGGGCCGAATAATCAGCTCCCGGTATTTCCGGCTCTTAGGGTTCCGATTGTTGATTCCCTTGGCTCGCTCCACCGGGGTTAGGTCACACCCTTCAAAAATCGCCCGGACGGTAGGCGAGTCGTTTAGCGTTACCACCCACTTGCCTTTGAGCTGAGCGAGCCGTGCCTTAAGCCGTTTCACGTCTTCGGGCTTCCATGCGGCATAACTGGTGTCACAGCACTCAATGTACGGCGGATCGAAAAAGAAGAATGTCCCTGTTCGGTCGTAGAGATCCACACACTTTTCCCAATCCACGTGCTCGATGCACGTGCGATCCAAGCGCACATTGAGGGCTCGTATGGTCTCCATTCGAGCCGCTCGGGATCCCAGCGCCGCGCCGCCGCCCGAGACCGCAGAGGTGCCAAAGGAACGCATATCGCAGCCTCCAAAGCACGTCTTGTTGCGATAAAACCAGCGCGCTGCGCGTTGAATATCCGTCAGGCCGAGCTGTGTCCTGAAATCGTAGAATTCTTCCCTGCTATTTAGGACAAACTCTATTTCGGTGAGCAAGGTTTCGGAGTGGAACCGAACGCACCTGTAAAAATTGACCAAGTCCCCGTTGAGATCGTTGATTACTTCAAGGGGAGATCTCTTTTTGGCGAGGAATACGGCGAGGCCCCCTCCAAAGGGCTCCACGTAGCATTGATGCTCGGGAATAAGGGGAATAATATGTTTGAGCAACCGGGACTTTCCTCCCGGCCAGCTCACCGCGGGTTTGATTCGGATTTCGGCTTCTATTGGAGAGGCATAAGCTCCTCCGGCGCTGGGTTGGTGTTCATAAAAACTTTTGCGGCGCGCTCCAGCAGCTCGGCTTCGGCGTCGCGGCGAAGGCGCGCTTGCACGCCTCTTGGTAGCGGAAAATGGCCTTTCATGCACCGGACCAGGTGGGCCGCGATATGACACCTGGTCCCGTAACCGATGCCATGTGTCTTCGCGCATTTTTCGATCTCGTCACGGATCTCCCGCATCTCTTCGCGGCGGGCGCCGTCCAGGCGCGTGCCCCGGCTCTGCACCAGGGAGACCAGGGCGCCCCGGGCAAGGTCCGGGAAATATTCCACGCCGGGAAAAACGGCCGCGACGGCGCGCTCGAGCTGGGTCAGCTCGGTCAGGACCCAGACGACCTGGGCGGATTCGGCCTGGATCTCGATATCCTTGAGGAGCGGTGCGGCCTCCGCGGCTCGCGTGCCGCATACGCCGACAACGGCCAATAGCCGGCCAAGCTGGGTTGCGGTCAGCAGCCCATTCCAGTCTCTCACGAACTGGTGGGCCGTTTTGGTGCCCAGGTCGTAGCCGTAGCCGATCGTAATCCCATGGATTCCCCCGAGCCAGTTGCCCGGCTGGCAGAGTGGTTCAAAGCGGAAAATCAACTCGAGGGCGTCGCGGGGGAACATAATTTTGGGCTAGGCATTGAGGTATTTCGCGCCGCCGATGACGCGATAACTCACCAGGGCGACTCCGGAGCGGAGAGGAACCCCCAGGGCGCGGAAGGCGGCCTGGGTGAGGTCGATGCCGTGTCCGGAGCTTTTCGTGGGGCCGTTGTCGATCAGGGGGACGGTGATGGAGACGCCGGCGCGCGTCACTTTCACCTGGGTTTTCCACGGGATGTGGGGCTCGACGGCCAGCGGGGAATCATAGGTCGAGACCATGAGCTTCCCCTCCGCGTCCCGGACGATTACGGGTAGCGCGCAGCCCATACATTGCGGGTTCCCAGCGGTGTGAACGCCCGAGGCCGTGAGGCCGTTGTCCTGGGAATCGTTGTCGCCGCCAAACCACGTGGCCGCGGTATTGTTGACGACCAAGTCATCTCCGTCGATGAGGACTTCAAAATTCCATCCGGGCTTGCTCACGGTTTTCTGGAAGAGGTTGCGGATTGCGGTCCACCAGCTCATGGCTTATTGACGGGCTGGGCCTCGACGGCGGTATTACTGATCTCGGGTTTGCCGGTTTCCTCGATGCCCTCGATGACCGGGTTGATGTAGTCGCCGGTCTGCGGGTACGAATCACGGAGCCAGTGCAGGCCCTCGAGGAGCGCCGCCCATGCTGCCCCCGCCAACGCGTCGGGCGGGATCTGGAAGAGAAGGCAGATGTGGGCGAACCACGGAATATGAGCCAGGGCCAGGAAGACCAGCAGGATGATGAGCCGGTTTACCTTGGCTGCGATCCTGCCTCGGAAGTATTTCAGGATCTTGGTGATGAAAAACTGTTTCATGGTTCAGAACTCGGTTGAAAATTTGATCCAGAATGTGCGCTCGGGTTTTCCCTCCGGATCAAGCCGCTCGGGGTTAGAATCCACCGAGATGCTGAAATCGCCGAGGATCCCGAGCCAGGTTACTTTCCCGACGTCGAGAGCGCCGTGGTGGTGGAAGAGGTGGCCGCTGTGGCGGTCTTGCCCTCGATGGCCTGGGCGATGCCTTCCAGCGCGCCCGAGGCGTCGGCTCCGGAATTCGATGCGGCCGTGAGGCCAGAGATTACGGCGGTCTTGACGGTTTCGGCCGCGGCAGAATCGCCGGTGGCTTGCGCTACGGCGTTGGCGACCGTGACGGCCGCTTTGGTGGTATCGGAGGCGGTGCTGGTCAGCTCGATGCTTCGGGCGGCGTTGGCGGCGGCCGCTTTGGCGACGGCGGTCCAATGGACGTTGCCGTCATCAAGGTAATCCGGCCCCGCCGTTTCGGCGGCGGCCACCAGGGCGGATTCCGCGGCCTTAAGACCGATTTGGAGACCCTTTTGCGTGGCCTCGCTTTTCCACCAGGTTTCCACGGCCGTGGCGGCTTTGGTGGCGGCGGATTTAATATTAGCGCATGCGCCGAACGAGGCGATGAGCGCGGCAATGGCGGCGATGGGGAAAAGGCGTTTGATATTCATGGCGGTTGATTGGCTTATGTGGCTTACACCGCCGACGCTGTGTCAAAGCCACTTCCGGACCTGAGCAACCGCTTTTGGGATTTGCAAAATCAGCACGGTGATGCCCACCAGCAGCGCGACGAAGCCACCGGCCACGCGAATCACGAGATCCAATTGCTGCAAAAAGGAAATGGCGCTGGCCGAGAGGCCACCGCCAATTCCAATCATCCCCATTCCAAAAGGGTGCCGGTCACAAAGGTCCAAAATCAGCTTCACGGTTCCGGCGGGCTGTCAATTATTCCGGCTTCGGATACCTGTTCTTAACAGCCAAAATTTCCGAATAAAAAGGTTCGACCTTAGCCAGCGCGCCGCCGTCCATTGCGTGCCACAACGCATCAAGCTGATCTCCGAGAGGGGGGTATGCGTTCCGGCGTTCGATTTTATAATTCGCGGCGACTCGCGCGTCGGCATCCGCATCCTCAAATGGGTATGCACCAGGCGTGTCGCTAGTGACCTCCGTTGCAACCCCGTAGGCGTCAATCTGTAAATATTTCATAATTTTATTGGTTAAAGGCCGTCTGTTACAAACTCCCATTGCGACCTCACTAGGTTGGTTGTACCTGTCACCAACAGTCGCCAATAGCCATTGGTCGTATCCATCCAAATCAGAACTTTGGACGTAGATACCTGCCCAAACCGGGATGACGAAACCGATAGACCCGTGGAGGTGCCATTAAGTAGTACGTTGGTGTCCGCAGATGACAATATAGCGCCCGTTGATCCCGTGGACATGGTGGATATTGCGCCTAACCCAGTGCCAGCGGCAGCTATGACGACCCTGCCACCTGTAACGTTGCCTGTAATTACGTCACCAGCATTCACGGTGAGGCTGCCGCTCAGGTTGTAGTAATTATTACTGGAACAAAACACAACATTGCCAGTGTCTAACCCTAGCGAGTTAGCATAATAACCAACGTATCCCATTGCACTGAACGTCGCATATGTGGACGAAATAGCGCCGAAACGGAAAAACCCGGTAGGATTGTTGACCATAGACCATGATCCGGGGTTGATAATATAAGTCGTACCACAGGTAAGTGCTTGCGCCCCCCGGAACCAGTATTGCACCACGTTTTTGTAGCCGCCAATGATAGAGTTGGTTGTGGATAACTGTGGATAACCGTACCGCAAATCCGACGATCCGGAGCTGTAGGCTCCTACGTCAGACGCAGTGATGCCCGTAGGGGAGTTGATCACGGGCCCTTGATAGACGCCGGCCGTGGTTGTGCCGCTGCGGATATAGTTGCCCGATATTGTCCCGCTGGCGTTAGTGACGCCGGTAAGAGTCAAGCCTGTTGCCGTGCCACCGTTGGCCGCCAGTGCTCCAGAAACCTTCTGGAGTGGAATAGTCCCGGAAATCGTCGATGCTGTACCAGAAGAGGAAATATACCCGGAGCCGTTGGTTAGCTGATTGGTATTGGTCGGGATCGTAGGCAGCCCGGTGAGCGCGCTGTATGCGCCCGTGTAGGCCACTGGTGCAAGGCCAGTGACCTGGGCCGACGTGATGGTCCCTGAGAGCATGGCGGCGGTGCCCGCACTTTGGGAATAGGGAACGTCGATTGCCGAAAGGGTGATCATATTGCCGTTGCGGGTAAACGACAACCAGGAGACTGCGCTCGTGGCGCTCGTGATCGAATTGGTATTGATCGTGAGGGGTGCCCCAAAAACCAATACTGGCAGAAGGAGGAGGATGGCTAAGAGATGCGGTTTCATTCGTAGGATTTGAGGATGCCGTTTTCGAAATGGAGGGTTCTGTCACCGTCGGCGTAGTCAGCGGTCAAACCGGTTTGAGCCACGGCGGTTACGGCCGCCGAAACAAAGGCGGTGGTGGCGAGCTGGGTTGAATTGGTGCCTAGAGCCGCTGTCGGTGCCGTCGGCGTTCCGGTGAGCGCTGCGCTGTCCAGTGGGGCCTTAGCTGACAGGGAAGCCGTAAGCGCGGCGGCGATACTTTCGTCGCTGGTGAGCTGGTCGGCGATTTCCTTGAGGGTGTCGAGCTGCGCTGGAGCGCCGTTGACGAGACCCAGGATGGCCGCCTTGATCGCCCCGGCGAGCGTCGCTGGCGTGATAAGCTTGAGTCCATCCGTACCGGCATTGGCCTCGGCCTGGCTAGCGACGTCGACGCTCTTGCGGTAAAGATCCGCGGCTGGCGGGTAGAGGGACGGATCGGCCGAGGAGGCTACGCCGTCGGGGATCTCCGCTTTTTCGACGGTGACGGAAAACGTCTGGCTGCGGAATTGCCTGCCCTCGATAATCCAGGCGACCTCGGCGCTGAGTTTGCTCGGACTGCCGTTGGTCGCAGCCAGGAGGGTGACGAGCGAGTTTCCGGAGCAATCCAAAAACCCCGCGTAGTAATTGCTGGAACCGGGCGAAAAGGTGTTGGTATACGCCAGGGCTGTTCCGGAGCTGGTGATGGCAAACTCGATTTCCAGGGTTGAAATGAGCAGTGGAGAGCCGCCCGTATTGGAAAATCCAATCTGCACGGGCTCGAATGACGCCCCCTTGAATTTTAAGGTGGAGGGCGTCGTCGTGACTTCGTGCGTGTCGAGATTTACGAGGATCCGCATAATTCAGGGGCGACTGTCAAGGCTGCTGGGCTGTCACGGCCGGCTGGACCGCGAAGGTGAAGGTGTCGGTGGTGATCTGCACGCCGTCGGAGTTTTTCCAGCGCAGGTCGGACATGACGGTAAGCGTGACGGCGGAACCGCCGGCATCGATGAGGCTTTGCAGCTCGGCCATTAGGGCATCTGAATCAAGATTGATGCCGATCAGCAGGTAGGCCGGTTGATCGTTGGCGGCGGCTTTGAATTGCGGTGCGTCCGGGGTGAGGATTGGATCGGTGCCGAATTGGTTATTTGCCAAAACGGAGATTCCGACCTTTTCGGGAGGCGCGATCGTGACGCCTGCCTGCAAAAACACCACGGCCAGGAGAGCCTTGTCTCCAGCCTTATAGGGACGGGAGCGCCCGAAGGTGACGGCGCCGGTCTGCGTTTCGACGAGCACGCTGGTAAGTGTCGGATCGTCCAGCAGGAATTGGTAGGGAGCCGAAACGGAGGTGCTCGTGGAGGCGACTACAAACGAGGCGTTGAACGTGGATGATCCAGCGGAATTGGTGGCGGTGATGACAGTGTTGAAGGTTCCGGAAACGGTTGGCGTTCCGCTGACGCGCCCCGTTGTGGGGTTGATGGTGCAGCCCACGGGAAGGCTTGTGGCGCTCCATGTGACGGTTCCCGCGGTGGATTGGATCGAAAACTGGGCGGAAACGGCCGTGCCCGCGGTGACGTTTAGACTCGATGAATCTGCCAGCGAAATAACGGGAACGGCGGGGGAAACCGTCAGGGAGAGCAGATACTGCGCGTTCTGCGTCGTGCCGCCCGAGTAGGTAGTGTTGGTGCAGGTGGCGAGGATTGTATAGCTGCCCACGGCGAGGCTGCCGCTCACGGCCCCATAATTGGCGTTTATCGAAAGGCCGGTCGGAAATGATCCGGACCAACTCGCGCCCCCGTTGGTAGCTAAAAACTGGAGGTTTATGGTTCCGGCAGTCGTGGTGAGCGTGCCCCCATTTTCCGTTGCGGTGGCTCCCACGCATGAAATGACAGGTGCGCCGGTGGCGGCGGTGATGACGAAATCAACCTCCATCGTGCCCGAGCCCGTGGCATTGGTAGCCGTGACCTTTGTGGCGTAGAGCCCGGCCGTCGCCGGCGTCCCGGTAATCAACCCGCTAGCGGAGTTGATGCTCAGCCCGGGGGGAAGATTGATGGCGCTCCAGGTAACGGTGCCCGCGTTGGTCTGCACCGAGCATTGCGCCGAAATTGATTTTCCAACATAGCCGGAGGTTGTGGCGTTGGAGGACAGCGTGATAACCGGTAAGGCAGGCGTAACCGTCAGGGTAAGATTATACGCAGCCGATTGGACGGTCCCGTTTGAGAAGGCATGGTTGTAATAGGTTACAACCAGATTGTATATGCCCGCTGTCAGGGTACCCCCTACCGGGAATGGTGCGGAGGGACCGTTATTGGTTCCAGGATTAATCCCAGATGGAAGCGAATAGCCCCATGAACCGTACGCATCCTGATTGGTAACAGTAAACGACAGATTAATTGCTCCGGCGGGAGCCGAATAGGTTCCCCCGTTGGAGTTTGACGCTGCTCCTAAGCATGAAATCACCGGAGGCTGTAGCTTGGACGGGTCGTTGACGGTGACGGTAACGGGAATAGTGCCCTCCGCTTTGCTAGTATCGGTGGTCGCCTCGTGGATGAGAAAACTATAAACACCTCCTCCTTCCGTGGTCGGTGTGCCCGAGAGCACGGCATTCCACAATGAAAACGAAAGACTCATTCCGGGCGGAAGCTCGCCTGTATAGGAGACGCACTGATGAACGGAATCCTCCGGAGGAATCACGTTGTTGTAAGAAACCCCTTTGGTGACGTTAATATTCATAGGTTACGCGATGGTTGCCGTGGCGTCGCCGGTCGTCTTTGTGGTGTCTCCTACCGCGTAATATAGCCAGCCCATGGCGTTGTGGACGTTGTTACGCGTGTCGAACTGGATGAGCCGAGCCCGCAAGATGAAGTTAGGCGAGGCGGGGACGGAATCGGCTACGCTCGATGCACCGTAGCTGATCTTGTTTGCCGTGAGCCCGCTGGCCGACCGGTAAACGTTGCACCCGAAGGAGTGGATCATCTGCAGCGGCGTGACGAAGAGCCGCTGGGTGAGGAGCGGTTTATTCGCCCAGGCAATCGACTGGAGGTTAGCTCCCTGGGTTGCAGGGGTCGCCTGGTCCACGGGAACCCCGTGCTCGATCACCAGGACCCACTGGGCTTCGCAGCTCGCCCTGAGGAGTTGCAGCGCCAGGCCGAATTGGACGGTGAGGGTTTTGCCCGGAAGGAGTTGGTATTCGTCGATCTGGAATTCGAAGAGGGTGCGCTCAAATGCGGCGGGATAGTACGTATTGTCATTTGCCGCGTCTTTGTTGACGGGGTAGAGGATGCGCCCATCGTTGCCGATATAGCCGTTCGCCTCGACGTAGGAGGCCGGGATGCGACCGAATCCGGGAATAAGCCGGCGCGCTTCGGATAGCCATACGGTATCCATCCCGGTGGCGTCGGTGAGCGAGGTCGGAAGCGCCGTAGCGGCGGCAGCGCTGATCGCGGGCAAAAGCAGCGGCGGCCGGATGGGGAGCGCGGTGAGGTCGAGCTTCGTGGGGTTGTAGAAGAGCACCTCGGATTTTGCCGGGATGCCAATGTTCAGCGAAGTCTCGGAAGAGGAAGATGCGATCGTGGCTGTAGGAATATAGGACTCAAGGGTCGTCACGCGGTTTTCCAGCGCCTGGAGACGATCCTCCAGACCCTCGATTGACGCGATGGTTTGCGTGTGGGCCTTGAAAGCGTTGACGGTGAACGGGCTTATTAAGAGGACCGCGAGCGAGTTTTGCGCGGGGATATCGGCCGTAGCTGGCAGCGTGATTTCCGCCTGATTGGCGGTGGGGAAGGTAACAGTATATTCGTCGAGGTTGAGCAGGCGGCCACCGGAGGCATTCTGGCGCAGCGAAACGGCGAGCGCGTCGGAACCGAGATTGTGGTTTAAAACAAACGAGCGGTTGACCCCGTCGCCCAGGACCGCGATGTAATTCATGAGACCCTGGAAAATCTGATCGCGGGTAAAGGGGATGTAGTCTTTCGGCTGAGGCGGGTTCTCCCAGTTGATGTCGGGAACGGTGTTCAACTCCTCCCAGATCTGCTCCCGGGCGATGGTGACGTCCGCTGAGAATAGCGTGATGATGCGGCCCGTTATGGTTGCGTCCGAAATTTCGTCGGCGTTGTCGACCACCTCGGCCTCGACCTCGAATTTTAACGCGACCTGGGCTTGATTGCGCAGGGTATCGGCCAGGCGCGCATTGTTGAGATCCAGCGTGAACTGGATCTCGCCCTGGGAGAACGATTGCACGGAGATCGTCATCAGCTCCTGGGGCGCTTTGGCCAGCTTGCCGATGAATTCGACATAGGCGTTGTTGTCCTCAGGGTTGGTGACCGAGAACCGGGTGGCGCCGTCACTGTACATGCCATTGAGCGCCGTCGCGATGTCGTCGGTGGTCGCCTGGGTACCCAGGAGTGTCGAGCGTTTGAACCCGAATTGAACGTAATAGGTACCGGAAAATTCCTCGGGAACTTTGATGGCCTGGATTTCATTCTGGCCGCCGTCGGAGTCCTCGGGTGGCGCGCCTACGCCGGCGCGGATCCGGCGGATGCTCGGGGCCTCGGGTAGCACGCGCTCATGGGTCCCGGTGAAGACCAGGGGCGCGTTGATGAGCCGCAGCTCGTGGAACCAGGTATCGTTGTCCTGGAAGGCCCGCACGCGAACGAAGGCGACCGGCGAAAGCTTGTTGGTGATGGCGGCGATCGGCACTTCGCCCGCGAAATTGAATTGCAAAATCCAGCAGCCATTTTCCGAACCCGGTTTGGCGTCGAGGATCTGGTATTTGCCCCCCGGGGCGCATTCCGCAAGCGCGGCGATGGCGGTCTTGAGCGCGGCGACGGTAGAGGTGGGGCAGAGCTGGCCGGATTCGGAGCCATTGACAAACCCGAGCGTGAACGTGCCGGAGTCGGGGGCGGTCATCACCGTTCCGATTGAGGCGCGCAGCGTCCGAACGTTCAAATCCGCGACGGTGACGGTGTTGGACGAACTGCGGTCGAGGGCGTGCAGCGAGAAAAGGACCGTGTCGCCAAGGGTAAGCAAAGGCAGGCTTAGCGAGCTTCCATCGGCGCTGGCGAGCTGGCGTTTTTGGACGTCGGCATAGAGCGGGATTTTGGGTGTCATGTCGATGCCCCGTCCGTGCTGTCAATTTCAGGATCCAGGTTGAGGCCGAAGGCCGCGGGATCGAATGCGACGACGGTGAAAGGAAATGACGGGTTCAAGATTGCCTCGGCGGCATAAGCGGCGTTGGCGGTCGCCTCTTTTTCCCAGCGGTTTTGGAGCGTATCGAGACTCATTATGCGTTGTAAAATTTTCCCTTGAAGCTGGTGGCGTTGTAGAAGTTCTGTATTTCCTGGGCGGTATCGTTGTCGACGGACAACATCCCGTTGCCGATCTCATCGGCGAGCGGGATTCCGGTCTTCAATGTGATGTTGTTGTAATTAACTCGGTTGCGCGGTCGCTGGGTCGAGTAGACGAAATTCCAAAACGCAAAATATTTAGTGTAGAGAACCCAGGTAGAGTCCGGTTCCGCTCCATCCTCGGGATCAGGCGGCGAGACTGCGTAGACCGTGGCGAGCTTGATTTCATCGACGGTAGGCTCGACGTAGGTTCCGAGCATCCATTCCAGGGCCGTTGGCTCGGCTTGCTGAGTCCATTTTTCGCTCGAGTAGAGTTTGAACTCCTTGCCGATGTTGCTGGTATCGCCCCACGTGGCCGTGCCGCCGGTGATGGTGCTCCCGGAATCGGACGAGGAAATGGTAAGATCGACGATCGTCCCGACGCGCGGGGTGGATAGTATGATGTCGCAGGCTCGCAGTTCCCGGGTGCGCCAGGAGGCGCTGGGGTCATAGGTGGCACTTCGGCTGTCCTGGGCCGCCGTGCGCACGCCCAAGGTCTCGAAGAACTTTGGGTATCCCTCGCTCGTTGCGGTGTAGAACGCTCCATCGTCGGAAACCCCAATGGACCCTTCCAGCGGGTTGCGCCAATAGGCCGTGAGGACAGGCATGTCAGCGTCCGTGATGAACGTCCCATTGATCTTTGGCGGAAGGCCATCTACGAAGCCCGGGCGTACGACCATTTGCCATGCAGCGGTGGTGGTATCCCAACTGGTGGTGATTTTCCACGGGTGCAGAAACGTTGCGCCTGGGTTTGCGCGCACGATAGTACCCTCGGGCGTGACGAAGGTCTGCACGCCAAACCCCGGGAGCGCGCGGGCCTTCATCACTTTGCGTACCCAGTCATTCCACAAATCCGCTGGAGGCCGAAAGAGGTTCATGCGGGCCAGAAGAAATGCCGCGTGACTCCGGTGCCCCGATACGCGACGTGCTGAAGGTTGAAATAGGCGATCTGGAAAAAGGAGAAACCGCCGGAGTCTTGTCTCACGAGAAGCCCGATGGGATGCCGGGCGGCATATTGCCCGACGCCGCTAAGCGATGATACTTGTACCAGCTCGGCTGAAGTCTGCTTGTAGGTGGACGAATCGATCATTACCTCGATGGCTATCCAGCCCATGCCGTCTTCGTTGTATTTTGGCGAGGAGAGATCCAGGATTGGCTGGGGTTTAGAAGAGGTTCCGCTGATGGGAACGCCGCCCAAGGTCACCTCTGTTCCCCCCATGGTGCCTTTGCTTACCGTAGCGTCAGCCCCGGCGATCGCCACCTTGAAGGGATGCGGCCACGGGGACCAGTACGAGCAGGAAAGGAGGGTTCCGTCCGGGAGCCGTCGCCCACGGATGCCGTCGCCGAAGAGGATGCGCGCGCTGCGCACCGCGCGGGCCAGGCCGTCCCAAAGTTTGGGCGTGAGCTCGTCGCCTTCCTTGACCAGGAGTGAAGGGAGATCGTCCATTTAGGTTCCCTCGAGCTGGCCTTTCGCATAGACGTCGGCATTCCAGCCGCCGGGCCCCGACAACATCCATTCTTCGGTGACCTCGACCACCGATCCGCGGCGCCGCAACTTGGGTGACATCTTGAGCCAGTTCCGTTTTGTGGGAGCCGTGGGAAGCGCAAACTGCCCTATTGAAGGCGGTGCGCTAACAATGGAGCCAACACTCTCAAAAATATTCGATGGAATGGTTTTCGACGCGTAGGTCTTTCGAAAAACACAACCGAAGGCGAGGAAGCTCTGAACGCCGTAAAGAGGGTTGGTAGCCTTATCAAGCGAAGTGCCGTTTTTCAGGGCAACCGTGGTTTTCTGGGTGCCTGGCATGTTGATTTGAAACGCCTTTTCCGTGGCGTTCCAGCCATATTTGTCGGCAATCGCCGCGAAGTTTGGGTGAGACTCGATGGGGTCCTCCGACATCGTCGTATCGAGCTCGAAGGTAATATTGTCATCTGAGCCGATCGATGATCCCGGGCCTTCGAATTGGCAGGTCACCATGTAATTGCCATCCTCAGTCTGCTGGAATGGCGCGCCGATGCAGGGGAATGAAATGCCGAGTTGTTTGGCAATCGCGCCTGTGTTCAGGTTGATAACATCGGCGAGATTGGCGACGTAAACGGGAACGTTTATCCGGGTGATCCCATTTCGATCCCAGCCCCCGTTGGCCCCAATGGAAATGAAAGGAAGGATATTGGGCATATCCCTCCCCGGCCTTGTCAATAACCATACCCTGAGCCGAAGACGGGGTTTCGCTGGGACGGGGGGGCCGTTTTAAGCGACTCAAGCAGCGAATTGGTCCTGTTAATGGCAGTGAGCTGATCGCGCAGCGCTTGGCTTTGGCGCTGGGATTCCCGCAGGAGTGGATCGCTCGCGCCAAAGCCCACGCCACCGCCGCCGATCGAACGTAAATGGCCGACGGCATATTGAGGAGCGCTCTTTTCCTTATCGGCTTCCTTTTTTGCAGCGAGGGTATCGTCGGCCGTCGCCCTGGCCTCGGCCATTTTATGCGCCAGCGCTGGATCCTCGCCTACGTCGATGGCCTCTTTTTCATAGCGGTTCACACGCTGCTGATGCTCGATGCGCTTAACACCGGCGTCATCGCCGCGAATCTCGGCCTGGGTTTTGGCAACCTCAAGCTTCCAATCGCGCTCGAAATCGTTGTAGCGGGCATCCTGCTTTTGCTTTTTCTCCTTGGCGGCCTGGTCCTTTTGCTCCTGGTCCTCGCGTTCTTTTTTAATCGCCTTCTCGATGCCGATCAAAGCGCGCCGGGCCTCGATGAGCTTCATTTGCCGCTCAAGTTCGCGGTCGCTCTGCTTACCTTGCTCGTTGTTGAGCTCAATGACTTTGTCGAGCTGCTCCAACTCCTGCTCAATGTCCTCGGCGCTGCTGGCTCCGACGTCGGAGAGCGTTTTATCTTTTTGCTGTTGCGGGGTGAGTTCGTCGAATGAGGCCTTGGCTATGTCGGACTCCATCTGCTGGCGGCCCTTGGCGACTTCCTCCGTGAGCTGCTCGGCTTTTTTACGCGCCTCCTCGAGAGCCTCGGCCTCATGCTTAGCGGCGGCGCGGGCATCGAGCAACGCTTGTGGAATATGCCCAAGGGAACGCTCTTGCAGCTCTATCGCATGGGCCTGCGCTTCATATTCCTCGGTAATACGCGCCCGGCCCGCGTCGTCGAATCCCTTTTCGTCTGAGAAATCCTCATTGACCTGGCGGATCTTTTCGTGGACTTCTTCGAGCTGCTTGGCCAGCTTTTCGGCCATGGTGGCCCGCTCCCCTTCCGAAGAGACGTGGTTCATCTCCGCAAAATTCTGCCGCGCCTGGCTGGTTTTTTCCTCTCCGATTGATTTTACCGCACTCGAGGCGTTGTTAATCCTATCGGCGCGGCCATGGATGGCCTGCATTGCGGCGGTACCGAGCATGATGCCCCAGCCGATGGGGCCGAGGGCCGTATACAAAGCTTTCGCGCCGGCCGCAAGCGACGCAAAGGCTACCCGGCCCGTAAACGCGAGCTTGGCCATGGCCCCTTCCGATCGCACCAGGCAGGCCGAGAAGGTATTGACTGCGGCATTGAGGCCCCCGAAGCCGCCAATGGCCTCCCGGGTGGCATTCCGGACGATTTCGCCCCACCGAGAGCTTGCAATGGTATTGGCCGCCATGGCGGCGCCGATGCCGATCAGGATGGGCCGAATTTCCCAAAGCACTTTCGCGAGATGAAGCGCGTTGGTGATGACGCCGCCGATGCTTTCGCCAAGCTCGGATAGATCTGCGCTCCGGAGCGATTCCAAGGTTTCCTTGAGTTCACCGGCGGAACCCTGCGCGATCCCGGCCCAAAGCTGCTGGGCCTTGAGATTGAGCGCGCCCATCTCATCCTCGATCTCTTTGAACACCTTGGCGTTAGCCTCCATGGTTTCGCCCAAGCCGCCGATTTGGGTCGCGGCGATCGCGAAGGCCTCCGGCTCGCCGAAGATCTGCATCATGCGCTTCCCGGACTTGCCGAAGAGGTCGGCGGCCGCCCGGGCGCGATCGGCGGGGTTCTCGATGTTACGGAACGCCTCGCCCAGCATTTTCAACTGGTCGACGGTGGAGAGGCTCCGCAGGGCCTGGATGGAAAGGCCCAGTTTTTCAAAAACGCCCTTGGTCGGCTCCCCGGCCTCGTTCACGCCGGCGAGCGATTTATTAAGGTTGAAAATGGCCTGCTCGGCAAATTCTGCCCCCATGCCGGAATTTTCAAAGACCTGGCGCAGGAGCATCACGTCCGAAACCGTCTGGTTTGTGTTGAGGCTCACTTCCCTCAGGGTGGCCCCCAGTTCCAAGCTCTGTTTTAGGTGCTCGAACTGTGACTCGATCGCTTCCCCTGCGATTTGCAGGCCTTTGAACCCGGCCACGAAGCCGACGATATTGTGCTCCAGGTGCTCGACGGCGTTGTCGACCGTTCGGATGGCGGCGAGGAACTTATCGCAATTCAGGTTGAGATCGGCGCGGATTTGGCCCATAGTTCTTACGTGATGTCAGTCGCAATCAGAGGTTTTCTCATCGGATGCGCGCTGGCCGTGCTCGGCTGGCTGGCGCTTCCGTTTCTTGCCGCGCTCTTCATCAAGGGCCCCGGCGCTTTTCTGGCGGTGGTTGCGATCACGCTCATCGGCGGGTTAATGAAAGCCTGCGCTGCGCGCTGATTTCGCGAGGTAATAATCCACCCGGCGATCCAGATCCCGGCCCGTCCAGGCCAACGCCTGGTTGATCTGCGACTGGAGCCCTCGCACGCTGCCGTGGTAGTTGTTGACGACAACGATGCTCATGTTCCCGGTATCCAGGCGGATCCAGATCGCGCCGTATTTGTCGCCATGGCGGCGGATCCACGCGGGAACGCGCAGGCCGATTTTTGGGCTGAGCGCGGCGGGGTTCCACCCGGCGGCCAGCGCGCCGACGCGCTTGTAGAGCTTGCGCTTGTAGGATTCGAGGTTCTCTTTGGGCACCCACATGTAGTTGTCTGCCTTCCAGCGGCCGATATCCTGCGAGCGCCGCCCGGCCTGGGAAACCCGGCCGTGGCCCTCCGCGAGCCGCTTGGCTTTGTGGAAGGGCTCCATGGCCGATTCATTCAGCTCGATGATGTCGTAATCGACGAGCCAGACGGTGCCGTCCTTTTTCGTGAGAGCCCGGCGCACATGCTCCTTGCCGAAGATGTCGATCAGAGTCTCCAACTCGCTGCGCGGCTTGGCCACGAAAACGCTTTGGAGATCCCGGTCGATGGCCATTTCGCCACGCTTGCGCGATTCGGAATCCGATTTGCCATTGCTGGGTGGCGTCAGCGCGATCGCGCGGCGCAGGAAACTGCGTGTGGCATCGCAAAGGACCGTGGCGCCGTCCTTTTTCGAATAGAGGGCGAAGCGCTGGAGCGAGTGTTTGAAATCCGTGGTGTCGATCTTGAGCGTGACATCCATGGCTATTCCTCCGTTGTCCAATCCGCCGCCTCGATGGCGGCGAGCTGATCCGCAGGCGGGGCAAACTTGGGCTCTCCACAACCGACGGGCACCGTCCAGTTGTCATTGGCGCGCAGCTCGGCGTGGAGATAGTGCAGGTACCGCCAATAAGGGAGTTCCCAAAAGATATACCGCTCGGTCCAGTGGGTGGTCTTGGCCAGCGCGCGGATGCGAACCGCTTCCGCCGCTGGCTCTAGGAGTTTGGGGGCGGCTCGGGGGCGCTCGACGGGGGCGCACTCGGATCGTCCGGCTTTTCCTTTACCTCGACCTGGGCGGCGTGGATCAAGTCCAGCGCGAAGGCGATCTGCACTTTGGTTTCCGCGAGATCTTCGCTGGAGATACGCGGTTCGCCTTTTTCGTTCGGTTCGGAGGCCCATTTCAGGACCGATTCACGGAAGAGCGTTTCGTTCCAGATGGTGCGGCGCACTTCGTTTTCCGGCGCGCCCTGGATATAGAGCCAGGCGAGGGTGGCAAAGTCGGCGTTCTCCATCTCGTCAAGCGGAACGCGCTTGAGCCATTCGTTGCGCGTCTGGCGCATCATGGCCATGGTGGCAGCCGAAAAGGGCCGCAGCGTGAGTTTCCCCACTTCCGACGCATCCGGGGTGAGGAAGGCGAGGCTTGCCAAGCGGTCGTGCTCGGCCTGATCGATGGGAGTTGGGTCGCTCATTTTTCGAGGAGATCGAGGAGACGTTTCTTTTCCTCCGGACGCGCGTCATAGGGGATGAGCGCGATGTGCTTGCCCTTGCGCACCATGGCGATCGGGACGGAGGTCTTGATGTGCTCTACCATGCGGTGATGGTTTTCAAACGCCCGCTTGATATAGACCAAGGGATGGTCGGAATTCTCCGCGCACCATTTGGGGTCTTTCCAGTTCTCGATGAGCGTTGCGGTGTCGTAGGTTCCCTCCCGCGAGGTGGCCTCCAGCGTCCAGACGACGGTGCGCGTGGGTTTGCCATCGATGACCTCGCGGTAATCGCGGATGCCGAATTCGGGGTTTAACGGGATCCCGAGCGTCAGCAACGCCGAAACCATGTCGGAGTTCGGCGAGGAGAGCGGGTTCGCGTTGACGTCGATGATGGAGACGATTCGGTCGCCTTTTTTCATGAGTGATTTTGGGTGTGGATTTTAGGATCAGGCCGGGAATCGGCCGAAATTAGCTGGCGACCAGTGCGGTGCCGTTCGGGAAGTACTTGAAGTTGTAATCCCACCCGGCGAACTCTTCGTTGCCCTCGGTGTTTTTCACTTCTTCGATAACGGAAACGCCACCGGTGCCGAGACCGGACACGCCGGGATCGCCAATCCCCGGGGCCAGTGCGAGCGCGCCATGGCCCTTGACGCTTCCTGATGTGGTCGGGTCATAGGTGTTGATCAAGGCAGACTGGCCCTTGCTGTTTTTGAGGACCTTCGTCTCGATTTTCGCCGTGGTCTCGACGGACTGGATAAACGTGCCCGTGACGCGGGAAATACCAAAGGTGACGGAAGTGGCGGAGTCGGCCATATCTCCCGGGCCGCATGTCAACGATTCTCAGAGAGGAGGCCCACCCAAATCCGAAAATATTTTCGGATTGTTAGCCTGATTTTCAGACGCTTACGATGCGTAACCGATCTTGTATGCGAAAACGCCGCGCAACGCCCGGGCCTCGATATCGGGGTCAGACGACGTCGGCGCCGGGGGACCGAGGAGCTGGAGGCCCTCGGAGGCCAACGCGTCGGCGAGGGCGTTGCGATCGGCCATTCTCTCAACGACGAACGCCTGGCGCGGGTTGTGGACGGCGGCGCCGTCATCGTCGGCCTGGCTATCGACGATCACATTGACGGTGGCCATGGCTACGCTGGCCGAGCCGGTGAGCGGCGTGCTTTTCGCATCGATGAGGACGGCCGGGAACTCGATTTCCTCGGAGCCCTCGGGCTCCCCATCCACGATTTTTTCCAGGTGGCCGTAGACGTTCACACCCGCCAACTCGGGGGATGCGGCGAGCATTTTTGCGATGGCGCGGGCGAGGAGGGGGTCATTCATGGCAGTACCTCAATTCCGATGTACCATTGATCGTTGGCCGTGACGATCGCGTAATACTTGCCCGTCCTGCGGTGCCTGGCTTTTGCAAAATCGCCGTCCCGAATGATCGGCTCATACACGGAGCGGTCGAAACGGATGCGCTGACTGTCGTTTTTCACGTTGCCGAACATATACAGCGGCTTCAATGGTTCGGTGGCGATCATTTGTTGACGGAGTCGAGGATGAAGCGGTAGGTGAGGCCGTCGGCGTGGATCGGGCCGGTAATGCGGAAGACGGCGCCCGTTTTGAGGCGCGTGACGCGCTGGCCCTGCACCGGCGAATGCGGGAATTGATTGGCCGTGGCGTCGAGCGTGGCCGAGAAGCTGACGCGCTTGCCCTGCATGATGATCTGTTCCGTGCGGCCGAGGTCATTCCAGTCGACGGTGATCGGCGACGGGAAGCCCTCGATGGTCACCTGCTCGGTGCCGAAGGCTTTCTGGATCATACCAATCCCACGGCTGAGAAGATTAATACCGGCGGCCATGGCGGTTTACCATTTGACGTAGGGAGACGCCGGCGTTTCGCAAAGCGCGATGATCTTGCGGGCCTTGGCCTCGGTGAGGACAGCGGCGGCCACGTCGCGGAAACCTTTCACGGGCGCATAGCCGACGGTGCGGTCGAAGAGGGTCTTGAAATGCTCCTCGCCGAGCAGCTCGCGAACCTTGTCCACTGCGTCTTTGGGGAGTTTGATTGCCGCCGCGCCGATAATCACGGTGCACGAGGCACCGTTGTCGCCTTCATGTTTGCCCGCGCCCTGGCGGATGAGTTCGGCCTCGATTTCTTTGAGACGGGCCGCGTCTGCTTTCACCCGGGCCTTGATGGATGCGCCCTCGGCGATGAGTGTGGGGATGTTGATTTTTGGCATGTCGTTTGTGGTGAAAAATGGAAGAGCCCAGGCGATCCTTGCCCGGGCTCAAATTGGTTGCGGAGGCCGGATTTGAACCGGCGACCTTCGGGTTATGGGCCCGACGCGCTACCGCTGCGCCACTCCGCGATTAAGACTTTTTCTTGCCGCCGGACTTTTCCTTTTCCGGTTCGGCCTCGGGCTGGAGGATCCGCTTTTTGGCGATGCCCTCGTTGCTGACCCAGAGCTGCACCTCGGCAAACCGGGGATGCGTCCGGAGGCCCTGGAACTCACGGAACGCAACGATCTGCGCGGGGAGCGGGGCCTCAGGTCCCTTGATGGTTTCCCATTTCTGGGAGCCGTGCGGGCGGGCGAGGGTGATGGCGGAAGTCATAGTGCGATTGGATTCAGGTCAGACGTTTAGCCCTGAGCAGGAGCCGAAAGGGTGAGGCGTTTGATCTGGTTCGCGTCGCCGGGGGCATAGCCGTATCCGAATTCGATCGTTTTCTTCGCCGAATCCATGTCGGGATCGCCCCAGGCACGATAGACCAGGGTGAGGCCAGTTTGCGGGTCGGTGACGAGCCGGTAATCGCTAAGGCGTTCCTTGACCTCCTCGGTCGCTTCCATGGGAGCGTTGGCGACGAGGATGCCGTATTTAAACGCCGCAAATCCTTTGAGGGATTCGCCGTTGTCCGGAAGGTTGGGTACGGGAGTGACGTCGAAATTGCTAACGCGGCCGATGATTCCATCGCGTAGGGTAGCGGTGCTGCCAGATGCCTGGGCATTGCGCAGAGCAGGGTCTTTGAGGAGTTGGCGGCTCCAAACCTCATCGACAATCAGTTGGCGGTTGACGGTCGGCCAGTTTGCCGCGCCGCAATTGACAGAGAGATCGGCGGCGCTATCAGCATCGAAAACGCCGTCGGCATAGGATGCGATGGCGTCGCCAAATTTCGCGGCTTTGATGACGCTCAAAATGTCGGCGGTGACGTCGGCACCAAGCTTATCGGCCTTGGCGGCGAGAGATGTATCGAGAACTTCGACGGACAGTCCCAGCAAATCCTTCATCGTGAATTGCAGAACCTGGTATTTCCGCTTATTCACGGGTACCGGTCTGGTTTCCACATTGAAATCACCAGATTGGTAGCCCTTGGAGTAGTCGAAGTCGATGGAATCCATCTGTTCAAGGGGAATGAATGGTACCTGCAGATTGTGATCGCGGGGTACTTCGCGCGCCTCAAACTTGGTGGAAAATTGCGTGATTGGCGCCAGACGGCGCTTGAACGCGACGAGCATAAGGTTGAGAACCTTATCGAGTTTCAGACTGGCGGAAGCTGTGATAGCCATGGTGGTTTAGCGGTGGGTTGCTGGGTTGAAAAAGGGTGGTATTACTGGGTGAGAAACGGTTATTTGCCGGAGTGCTCGGCGTCCCACGCAGTGGCGGCGGCATCGAGCTTCTTGCCGTGTTCAGCGCGCATCTGCGCTTTCTCGGTCGGGGAAGCGTTCTGGTAGCGTTCCCAGAGAGCGGCGTCGGCCGCGGCGTTTTTGTTGAGGGCCTCGGGGGTATTCTTCGCGGCGGGGATCGTGATGCCGGAGGCGGCGAGCTCCTCACGCACGCGCTGATCGGCGGTTTTGTTGGAGGCTTTGAGATCGCCCAGCTCGGTCTCGACTTTGCTGAGCTTGCCTTTGGTGTCCTCAAGCTCGGTCTTGGTCTTGGTATGAGCCTCCTGCTCGGTCTTGAAATCCTTCTCGGCTTTTTCGGCCTTGGTTTTGAGATCAACGGCGGATTGTTCCGCGGTTACGAGTTTCGACTCCGTTTCGGAGAGTTTTTCGAGGGCTTCGTCGAGCGATTCTTTGAGCGTCGGCATATTGTTTGCCAACGGGTGTCAACGAAGGTATATAAACGGCGTCGCTTATTCCCTCGCGGACAGGGCCCGTCTTCGAAATGGTGCGGCGACCGCAACGGCAGGTTCCCGGGTTCAGTTCCATGACTGAACGCGTGGAGAATTGCGTGGCTCCGCAATGCCGCCAAGGGTCGGCGCGCCGACATGGAAAGCGACGCGCCGGCAAGAGCCTATTTAAACGGTCTGCTCGAATTCCTCGATCGCCGCCTCAATGCCCGGGAGCACCGCGTCGACCAGGCCGCATTCCTGCGCCTGTTTGCCCATGAACGACTGCCCTTGCATGGTATCATTCGATACCGACGGCCGCTTCGCATTGACGGCGCCGCGGAACATCTCGCCGATCTGGTTCACCTGGGCCTGGAAATGGGCCCGCTCGTCGTCGCTTAGTGGTTTCCAATAAGCGCCGGCGGCCTTGAGACGGCCGTCTTTGATGGTCTCGACTTTTTGCCCCATGGCTTCGAGCTGACGCGAGGCATCGAGGACGGCGAGGTAGACGCCGATGCTCCCGACCTGGGCGCTGGCGGTACAGAACATCTGGTCGCATTGGCTGGCCATCCAATAGGCGGCGCTGCAGCAGAGCCCATCGGTAAAGCCAAAGACGTTTTTCTGCTGGGCCAGGGCGGCAATTTTCGAGCCGCTCTCAGGTACGCCGGTGACGGTGCCACCGGGCGAGTTGAAATAGATGAGGACGTTATCGACCGACGGATCGGCGGCCGCCTGGCCAAGGGCGCGGTCGAAGTCGTTCAGGTCCGTGGCGTCGAAGCACGAGGCCTCAAATGTGCTGAGGTGTTTGTCGATGACGCCGTCGACGTGGAGGATGGCCGTCTTTCCGTCGCGGCCGAAACCGGGGTCGAGCAGCCAGGCTGCCCGCTTCTGAGCGGTGGCGGGGGCTTGCTTGCGGGCGTCAAAGCGCATCGGAAGATTGCGAGCCCTCACGGGCAGCCCGGGCGAAGTGGTGGGATCCATTGGCGATTCGCCAAGGATGGGCGGCTCCGGGATCTGGCCGCTCATCATGGCCCAGAGGGCGGCCTCGAACCCGGCGCGGGTGTTGGGCTCCAGCAAAAGGGGGGAGCGGAAGAGCTTCGTGAAGAGTCGATCGTATCGCATGATGCTGGTCTCCTATTTGTCACCTTGGGAGGAGCCGGGCTGGGCGTCCTCCAGCTTTTCCTCGAGGTCGTTGGGGTTTGCCTCGCCGCCTTTTGCGCCCGGGGTATTGGGCCGCCAGAGGGCGAGCGCCCAATCGACGCCATGCTTTTTGGCCTGCTTGGAGGCGTATGCCATTTCGCGGAACCACTGTTCCGTGATTTGCCGCCAGTTGCGGCCGCGCCGGTCGTTGATGGTGGCAAGGTTCTCGATGCCATTGGCAAGCTGGTTGATCTCCAACGCGCCGTCGCGGCCATTGTCGATGGTGACGCGCATGGGGAGCTGCCATGAAAGTTTGTTCATCCACTTCGGGTCCCTCGGCTCGGCGAGCGCGCCGATCTCGATGCGGTGCTGGAGGTAGCGAACGGCAGCGGGCTGGCAGAGACGGCCGACCAGGCCGTCTCCCAGCGTGGAAAAAAGGGCATCGGCGCGCATCAGGATGAAGCGGGAGCTGGAGCTATTGATGTGGCCTACCTCCCAGAAGAATTCCTGGGGAACTCCCCAGGAGCAGGCGGCGTCGCGGATGAGCACTTTGTTGATGAAGGGCTCGACCAAGGGCGAGGGGGAGTTGGGCGTCAGGAATTTGACGTCGCCGTCCTCATCGGTATAGATGATCGCACCGCCGCCGGTGAGGCGTTCGTATTTGGGATGGTCGGGATTGGGCTGGGCCGCCTGGCCTGGCTGGCCGTTGGGAGGGCCGCCCGCCTGGATGTGGCTGCGGATCTTGTCCAGCGCGCCGCGGCCCCCGGCTTTCACCAGTTTCTTAATGTGCAGGCCGATGGCGCTGTTTTGCTTGGCCGTCTTGGTGACGAGCTTGATGAGCTCGCGAGCATCCACGAGTGGTACGACGGCCTGGGCAAAATCGGAGACGCCTCGGACCTGGTTGGTCTGGTCCCCATCGAACCAGTGGACCATGTTTGCGGCGGGAATGTCGGAATGGCTTTCTTCGCCGGATCGTACGGTGAAGGCAATGGGGTTGTGATCGTGGTCGAGCTTGACGCCGTCGATGTTATATTCGTTGATCTCGTCGGGTGCGGATTCGATCTCCATCGCGTCGTAAAGCCGCAGGCACGGCTCATTATCCCATCGGGGATTGGGGACGAACGCGGCGAAGAATTCGCCCTGCTTGAGCCGCTGGCGCACGGCGTGCGTCTGGATCTCGTAGAAATTCCGGCGCCCGGAGCGGTCGCAACGCGCCGGCGCGAGGGCCCAGAGATCGAAATCGGCCTCGGCGGCCGCGTTGAAGTCCTCGTCATCGGAATTGACGGAAAGACAGATGCCCTTGCCTACCGTGTGGCGCGCGGTGCCCCGAATGGCCTCTTTGACGAGGCCGAAGGTCTGGTAGAGCCAATCGACCTTGCGGAGGATCTCCCGACGCGTCCAGGTGTCGAGGTAGAACCGGGAATCGGAGGGGAGGTAATAGAAAATGTTCTCGCGATCGGCAGAGGGCCGCGTGATTTCCGAATAGGGCTGGAGCCAGGCGCTGAAGCGCATTGCGGCTCCGGCAATAGTGCTGCGAACAATGCCGCCGATGCTCATAATATCATCCCGCTAAAGTCGACGTAAGTGACGGTGACCGTCTGGTCCCGGAAGAGCCGGAGGGCGGCCGTGACGGCAACGAGGAGTTCGGAGGCATCTAGGATGCATTCCGCCTGGGCAGTCTTGCCGTTCTGCCCGGCTTGCTTCATGAACGTGACCTCGCCGCCCCCTTCGGCGATTTTGGCCATGCAGGAATCCCGCAGCTCGACCAGGAAGGCTTCGGAGCCGCGCTCCTCGGCAATGTCGGCGAGCGATTGGACAAAGGCGTCATTCATCCCCCGCCCGCGCCTGTCAACGATCCTCCCGAAAACGAGCGAGGCCCGGGAACCCTTTCGGGTGCGGGCCTCGTCGCGGTGTTAGACAATGATGGGGGCGTGTCAAATGAGGTGTTCGAAAAATGGACTAGATTTTCGTATTTCGTAAAAACTCGCCCATTTACTCTGGTACTTCGACGCTCGAATTTGCGGGGAGAACCTCTGCAATCAATTTGACGAGATAGGCGGCCTGAAACTCGCCTGTGGTTTTATAATCGTTTGCAAGACGGTTCATCTCTGACTGAAATTCATCGGGTTTTTCACGGAACCTCCGTTCCCATTCGGCGAAAACCTGGGAAAGTTCCTCTTCGGAGACGACGATGTATGATTTGTTTTTTGGATCGCTCATGCCTCTTTCAACCAGTCAATTGACATCCACGCCCGGGGTAAGCGGATCCCCCCGGTGCTATGTCGCACGGGAAGAAGGGAGGCTGTAACATCCGGATGTCAGATGCCCGGGACCGCACGTTATTTTTTATCGGCGGCCGCCACTTCCGCCGCTGCTTCCTCGGCCAGCTTGCGCCGGAGCCGGATTTCATCGAGGACTTCCTCGACGGTTCCCGATAACACTTCCTGGAGCTTCCAGCAGTCGCCCAAGTGGTTGTTTTTCCGGCGGGCTTTCCAGATGAGACGGCCGTTCTCCATGACGGTATGCTCATCGGTGAGCTGATCGAAAAAATCCTGGTTGAGATCGACCGGGAGGTATCGGCACAACTTGCGGTCCTTGATGATCCGGCGGTAAACGGTCTGGCAAAAGACGTCGGACCAATACCAGATGAGCTGGAGCTTGTTATCGTAGACCGGCGTGAGCCGGATGAGCTGGCCGCGCAGATGGGCGCGGGAGCCGCCCTTTGATGGGCTGAAAATATCGCTGTTGGAGAGGCAGAACTCGTAGACGTTGGCCTCGCTCTGAGCCTGGTCGCCAGAGTCGACGAGGCCCGCTTCCACGCGGATCTTTTTCAGCTCCCCGGTGATGGGGTTTTTCCAGGCGTATTCGTTCCAGTGGCCCTTGGGGTCGGCGCGGATCCCGGCGATCTCCTCGATTTGTTCCCAGGACACTGCTGGGCCGTAATCGACCAGCGCGCCCCACGTGGGCCAGTCAGGCTTGCTCCAATCGACTCCCCATGCGAAGACGAGCCACCAGAATGGATTTGCGCTGCCCTGCTGCTGGACGTCGGTCGTCATGGTCATCATTTCCGGCTCGAGCGGAATCGTGCGCAGCAGGTAGTGCGGGGATGCTTTAACCAGGCGCTGGATGTCGCTTTCATCGACCTCCGTGGCCACGGCTTTGAATGGCAGGCCGAGATCGTTGTTGTAGAAATCGTGCATCGCCCCGAAGTCGCCGATTGCCAGTAGGTATTTTTTCGCGATTTCGCCCCAGTGCTCGAACGGGGAGTAGGCGGCCCAATAGTGGGGCGAAACGTGATCGCGCGGGGCTTTGCGGTTGTGTTGCACCCACTTGTAGCGCCGGAGCATTTTGTTGAGCTCGTGGTACTCGATGCGGCAGCCGTGGGCGCATTCGTAATAGGTCTCGGCCAGGACGCGATCGTAATCCCATCCGGTGGGGACGTCTTCGAATTTTCCAGGCTCGACTTCGCGCCGCTCGATGACGCGGCAATGATCGAAAAACATCTTGCCGGTTTTCTCGATGCGAACCTGGCCGGGGGGAAGCGGGTTGAGTTCCTCGTCGAAGGGGACCTCTTTTTCCTCCGGGAAGAAGGTGAGGCGCTGTTTCAGGCCGCAATGGGGGCAGGGAATGTAGCAATAATGCTGGCTGCCTTTGAGGAACCGGCGCCAGGTGGGGCCGAATTCATCGGTGGGCGTGGAATTTTCGATGATCTTCCGCGTGTGGCGGAATTGCTTGGAACGAACGATGGCCAGCTCGTGCGCCGGCGCTTCCCCTTTGGTGGTGTGGTGGACCTTGTCGCCTTCGTTGATGACGATGATCTCGGCCTGGAACCCGGCGGATTCATTCGGGGATCCGGCGCCGGCGACTTTCAAAAACGAGCCGCCACGGAAGAACATCATGGCGGCGGTCCAATGCTCGCGATCGACGATCGCCTGCTCAGCCACGGGCGGGCACTCCAGAAGGAACGGCTGGAGCTCACGGCGGGCGAGGGCGCGCGCTGAGGAACGAGAAGGGTCTAGCCAAAATATGGGGTGCGCGCCGGTGCCGATCTGGTGCAGCACGTAGCTGATGGCAAAGAGCGTGCCGCCGACGCGGGCTGATTTGGCCAGGGTGAAGTAGTGGACGTGCCGCTGCGCCAGGAGGTCAAAGAGGCCCTCAAAGGGAGGGTTCAATTTTGTGTCGAGCGGGCCCGGCATCAGCGCGCCGGTGATCTGCGGGATGGAGACGTATTTGCAGAGCCAATCCGCGATCCGCATTTTCGGCGGGATCTTGAAGGCGAGCGTGGCGCAAACGGCGATGACTCGGAAGGCTTTTAGGGCATTTAACATCAGGCTTCCGACGGGGTGTCATCACCGGGAGCCGCGGCGGCTTCCGCCTTGTCGACGGACTCCAGGGTAATATCGGTGAGGGTGCGTAAGAGTACCTCGACCTCGCGCTCGAGCACGTCGAGGATCTCGTCGCGTTCCGTGAGGCCGATCAGTTTGCCGGCGGCGCGCCCGGGTAGGTTGTTCGCGGCGGTGCGGAACGACTGGAAGATCTGCCCGACGGCTGTCTCCATTTCGGCGCGGTCGATGGTGAGCTCGTTGAGCTTGCGGATCTCCGGCGCGTCTTTTTCGACTTTGCGCAAAACCTCAATGAGGCCCGTCCATTCCTTGAAGCGGTTGGCGAGGATCTGTGGAGCCTGGCGGTTCAAGATGGCCTTGAAGTAGGCGGCAGCACGCTCGCGCTCGGCCTTTTTCAGACGCTCGATGGCGGCCAGAACGCCCGCGCCTTTGAAGAAATCCTCGCCGAGTTTAATGGGGATTTCCTCATCCACGGGAAACCCATTCTCATCGGGGGGAGGCGGCGGCGTGATTGAGGGGGATTCGAAGTCGGGAGCGTTGTCCGGCTTGCGGCCGCGCGGCGAGAGGTATTCGCCCATGGCGTCGGGATCGTCGAGCGGGCGGCCCGCTTTCCACCAGCGCTTGATGGTGGGAAGAGAAACGCCGTAAAGCGCGACGTATTCGCGCTGGGTTTTCTGGTACCGGCGCGCGGCGGCCGGATCCGGACGCGCAAGTTTAGCGGCCGCCGCCTTGACGGCAACAGGCTTGCGCGGCATGGGCAACTTTTTTGAGGCGACCTTCTTTCGCGCGGTTGCATTTGCTGATACCTTGGGTTTTTTCCCGCTCACACCCCTGCCCAGGGTGTCAAGGTATCAGGTATCAATTCATTTTCCGGGATGACGCGTGCGACAACGGCGTAGGTCGTTAGAACCGCACCCCTCCGGGGGGGTGGTAGGAGACTCCCTACCCGGGGGGTGGCTATTTTTGACCACCCCACCCCCGGGTACCCCCTCCGGGTCTGTCTTGGGCACGGGGATACCGTAGAGGCCGCAGAGCCAGTCAAATACAGGCTTGAGGTCACGCCGCGCCTCGGTCGGATCGAGGTCACACAGGCCCGTTTCCATGCGGCGGTGCAGGCGTCGCCAATCGTTGACCAGCGTGAGGTAGTGTGGCTGGCGGGCGAAGCTCTGATCCCCCTCCAGCTCGGGCCGCTCTTTGGCTGGAACGTAGCCAAGGCGGAACTTGCGCACCGAATCAGGGCTCAGGTCCTCGATAGTCTGGGCCTCCGGGTTCTCGCGGTCGAGGACCATGAACCGCTGCGCCGTGCGTTCGTGTAGCTCGGGCCAGTTCGCCTCCAGCCATAGTAGCCAGTTCCCTGTCCCCACCATCCCCTTGATCTGGTTGAGGACCTTGCCCAAGCGCCAGGCGCGATCGAGCGACTTGTCCAGACAGGAAAGGACCAGCCGGTTGATGGATTCCCCTTCCGTCCAGAGCCGCTTGGCCTCTGCCGTCAGTGTCTTGAGGTTCGCTGTAATTGTGCGCGTTTGCATCGTTTTCTATTTTCGTCCGGACGCATCGCCCGGCTTTTTACACCCCCGAAAGTATCGCGGAAATCCTGAACCAGCTTATCGACGGCCTGGCGCGTCTTGTTATTGTGCGCGCCGATCGCCGCGAGCGTTGGCGCGCCGACGAGCTGGGGACGTAGCACGTAGATCGCCGCCAGCACCCGCTGGCCCCATTGCGATAACGACGTCCCGCGGGAGAGCCATTCAAGGAATAATCCAGCCGCGCCGGTATCGTCCGCGAGATCCTCGCCCAGCTCCCGCGAAAAGTCCGCCGCGCGCTCCCGCTGGATTTCGATTTGCAACCCCCGCAGCAGCGCCGGTTTCCAGATGTGGAGAATGATGCCAAGCCGTTGACCAATCTGCACCAGCGTTTTCCCCTGGGTTGCCCAGGCCAGCGCTTTTGAAAACGCATCATCGATCTCGTGCTCCTCCTCCGGTTCGATCGCTCCCTCGATGGCGGCCGCCGGGTTTCCCCATTCGCTGGCCTCATTGCGCATTGCCGCATCTTCCAGCATCCCGACGTCGTTTCCCGCATGGTAACTGGCATCGGGCTTGTCCAGGCCGAGCTTTGCCAATCGCCTCCGCTGATCGGCTGGCAAAGAGTCAAACCACCGCCGATAGGCTTCGCAGTAGACAGAATCGCGGGCTGCATCGCGTTCGGAGGGATTTGCCATATTCCGTGGTTTTTACGCCCATCTGCTAAAAAATCAACATATTCGGATGCGTTGATGCTTTCTTACCCTTCCCAATCAGCCGCAACTGGGGATGGCGTCGCAGCCCGCATTTCATTCATGACTCGGTGAAGTTGGAGCTGAATTCCAAAACATTTTTGCCCTTTCTCGCCGCCCAGGTAGTTGCCGATTTCACTGATCTTTGCGAGCGTATCGAGCTCGCGGAAAGTGAGAGTATGCCCGTGGCCGTGTGCATTTTCCTCCGCGTTCTGGAGCGAGCGCAGAAAGTTTTGGTCATTCGATGCTGAGCGGCAAACCGCATCATAATGGAGCCGAGAGCATTCAATCAGGAGTTCGATTTCCTCACTTGAAATTGTGATAATAGCTTTCGGCGTAAATGTGATTACAGATAGCTTCATAGTTAAAATGAAAATGCCGCGCCAACCGCTCCGGTGCTACCGTCCCGCGCGATGAAGGTTTCACGCCTGCATCCAGCCTGATCGATGATGCCACGGATTTTAGCGGCAATTACCGGATGTACGATGACAATTCCTTTGGAAACCAATAGAAAGCATTCCTGGCGCGGCTTGAAGTTTCGTTTCCGTTTCGCCCACTTTTTGCGAATCCGCCGTTTTTTTGAGCGTTGAAAACGGAATTGCACCACCATCTCTACTGACTCAACTAGCCTCAATCCATGAATGAAATCACCGATGGCCAACTTCTGGCTAAGTTTCTGCAACGTCTCTGCCGTTAAAAAGTTGTTGGTCATATTACTCAAGAATCAGAATCGCACGGAAATTATTTGAACACATGCCAGGGTCTTCGCATTCCCCAAACCACATCAGAAACCACATCCGATCCTCGGGCTTGCATTGTGGATCAAACAAACCGTCATGACGTTTCCACATCTTGCCAGGGTAGACGCCGCTTGGAATCGTCGCTGAGTATTCTGCAAGAGAATCAAACGTGGCTCTTGCCATCAAAGCATAGGTATCGTCGATGAGGATCTTATCCAAGCTCGGTTGAATCCAATGTTTACCCAAGGGATCAGTGATGGGTGGAATTGTATTGTTGCTACAGTTGCTCATAGAAACAAATGCGCGATATAGCAGACCGCAAAAATAAAAAGGTCGTTGATTATTCCCTGCCAGTTTTCATGCCATTTGAGCTCACGATCAGGCTTGTAAGTTCTCCTAAAAGTCAGGAATTTCGCAATTCCAGACAACCCAATCGCCTGAGGAATTGAAATCATGGAAAGATGAAAATATGACACGAGAAACCATTCCCACAATTTAACAAGGATCAGTGAATCGAGTATGATGGAGAGAGCCATCATTGGGATCACCACTATCGATGCCAATATCACTGCCGTAGTTTTCAACATAAATTCATTCATATATTTTATCGATTATCAGTTAGCTTATAGTTATCCCGCGTTCCCTCGCCAGGCGCTGCGCACGCCGGAAGATCGCCGCGCCCCAGCACTTCACGTGCTGGCGTTGGTTCATCATTTTCACATCACCCACGGCCTCGAGGATGATGTTGGGTGCCAACTGGCACCGGCTTTCCCACTTGCGGCTCCAGGGAGTGAAGTCGCTTGATGGGATCGCCGCCCTCACCGTTTCTAGCGCGAAGCGCACGTCCTCGTCTGAAACCGGCCGACAGCCGACGTCTTTAACGTTATTCGTTGAATCGTTTACGTAGACGTCGCACGCGGGCGCGCTCGCGGGAGTAACCGCAGGCTGCCTCATTGGCGATTCGCCAATCTCCCGGCGCCGCACCTCCGGAATTTCACCAAAACCGGCCTTTCGGGCCGCGAATTTCACGGTTTCCGGCCCTTTTGCAGCCAGAGTTTCACGGTTGATTGGCGATTCGCCAATTTCGCCGCGCTTTTCTCCGTAAAGCTTGGCCTGGCGCTCCATCATCCTCCGCGTCCAGGCCTCGCCAAACTGCGCCTCGACGACATCTTGCCGTTCCACGGCCAGCTCGCGGCTCGCCTCGGCCATCTTTTCGTCCACCCGCTCATCCGTGGTGACGATCTCCAAGCGCCTTTGACCTCCCGGCTCGAATCCGGGCCCTAGCGCATTGAGTTCCTCGAGTTCCGCCAAACACCGCGCCGCATCCTCCGGATCAACCACCCGATCCGGCTCCACAAGCAGCGCATTTGGCAAAAAAGTATAACGCCGCGGGCCACGCCTGGGCCCGCTCACCTGCAAAATCCCCGCCTCCTGGAGACCCTGGACGGCCCGGCATACGTCGGCCTCGTCCAGGCCCGTCAGCCGCCGCCAATGCCCCAGTGTGGGCACCAGGCATGATTCCCGGCCGCGACCAAACGAAAGGCGCACAATCCAGCCTGCAAGCATTCGCTGGCGGGACGTCAGGTCCCACTCCGCGATCCGCTGCTGCGAGATCTGCTCGAGGCGCAGGAAATCCGTTTCACGAACGGGCGATGTAGGCTCACCGATCAACGGATGGCTCCTTTCCATAACAGGCTTAAGAAAGACTCAAATGGCGGCACGTATTCGATCCGGCAGGAGCAGAAACCCTTGACGCCCCTCATCATTCGGCCGCCGCGAAACTTGGGCCAGCGCTGCCCATGGGAAAAGTAAACAAAATAGATATTAACTTTGATCGAGCTTCCTGGGGTGCGTTCCTGCATCTGTAGCACCTTCTCTACCTGGGCCTTTCGTTTGGCGAAAAACTTCTCCATTCGGCGTTGGTACTTTTTAACGCTCATTGATCGGATTCCTTCGTTTCAGGAGTGCAGTTTTTCATTCCAGGAAACAAAAGCCGTTCCTCGATCTCGGCCAGCATCCGGTTCCTAATTCTATCCGTGATCCTGGCGATTTGTTCATGTGAAATGAAGTCGTGGCGGCCATCCAGGGAAACAATCTCGACACCCCAAGGCGTGGAGGTGGCGATAAAAGCCGTTTGGACCGATTCCACAGGAATGACTCGGATGCCGAATACTGAGGGATTCTCGTTTGGCTGTTCCATTATGCCCTGCCCTTCTTTTTACGGCGCGGCGATTTCATCACGCAATCCGAAGCCTTAACCCAAAGCGTGCGCATGCAGTCAGACCAATGGGCAAACGATAGGCGGGCGTAGATTTTCACATAACGGTGGCATTCCGACATCTCAAGTATATCGACATCCACGTATTTTTTCCCATTCGCGGAGACCGACTTGATGCGATCATGAAGTCCGATCAACGTCGGGCCTGATCCGGGTTTGGCTTCCTCCTCGCGGCATTTCTCCGGCTTTTCTCCATGCTCGGTCGGGAGCATCGCCACCCTGGGCAGGAAAAGATCATCTTGAATGGCAGTAGACATCTTGTTCTCCTTCAAATTTAAAATGGTACGTCCTCCCCATGGAATTTTACCCAGTCGACGAGCTGCGCCCATTTGGAGCGCAGCGGCCACCAAACGCGGCGTACCCACCATGTGGGAATAATATGTTGATAACCTTCGCGGTTCACGTGGCGCACCAGCTCCAGCGCCTTCGGTCGATCATATCGAATAAACAGCGCCAGGCCTGCGGCGACGCCGATCCACCAATTGGGCCGCCGGTGCTCAATGAGGTGCTCAATCGTCTCCCGGGGGAAGTTCATCTGTTCGGTCAGGTCGAGCCAGCCGTCAGGGCCTGTAAAATCCGGGCAATGGTAGACATCGCCGCCGAGCCGGTATCGCCATAGCACTACGCGCACGCGGCGGTAGATCCCCGTAGCGCCACAATCCCAGCAATCATCCCAGCCCGCGAACTTTCCCGTGCCCCCGCACGTCCAGCACTGCTTATCAAGCACCTGGAGATCCCACCCATCGGGCACGCCGTGGCGGTCGAGAAAATTGTTCTTGAACTCGTAAAAGAGCAGGCGCGTCCATTGCGAACCCGAGGCGTTGGCGATCCGGAAGCACCAGAGCACCCACCCGGGCACGCGCCACTCAGGAAATGGGAGAACGGTCTGCGTCATGCGGCTAAAAGTGAATCCTCCACGTTGAAAAAGCCCTGGTACCCGCGGCAAAAGATCGGCATGTCCAGCTTCCGCACGTTCCCGAGGATCCAGCCGAAGCGCCCGGGCGTATAGTCGCCGAAAGAGCGCTCGTCCACGGAAAGGGTATCGGCCAGGCTTTCGGTCGGCTGGCAGTCGATCACATCGCAAACGGCCACGATCGCGCCGAGGGGGAGCTGCTCGAAATAGGGAACGCCGGCGGAGCGGAAATGGAACAGGAACTCGTAGGCGAATTTCGCGCGAAGGTCGGGCGTGCAGCGCTGGCCCGCGTGGATCGCCAGCGGCCCGCGGTAATGGATCCGCCGCGTCCGCGTCTCGATGTGTTTCAATCCGAGCGCGATCGCCGAGGCAAACGGTTGGCAGATGGAAATGGCTTTCATGGGTTTTGCACAGAGAGCTGCGGAAATTGCTCTTGAACGTACTCGACGATCCGGTACCCGTTGGGGAGAACCATGTGCGGCAGAAACGCGGCGTCGAAGCCCATCAACCCACATTCAACGGCGGTGACCTGCCCTTTGACCCAATCCCGGAGAATTGAGCATACCGATATTTTAGCCTGCTCCAGCGCGAGAGCTTCGTATTGCGCCCTGGATTTGCGCATACGAGGCGACCACGGATGCGCTTTCATGTAGGCGGCGGCATATCCCTTCCATGACGCCTCAAGACTGACTTGCTTTTCGTGCCACCGAAATTGGACAATGGAGGCTCCACGCTCAACATCAGTCATCATTCCAAAAGTGGAGCACCCAAACTTTGATAGAATACGCTGTGTTTCAGCGAGGGCTAAATCTCCGCTGCGGGCAGATTCGTAGGGAAGTTTCATAATCGGGGAACTGAGCGGGCCCGAGCCCATTATCTCCAACCGGTTCGCTCTCCGGCTGGGACGCGGGCCACGCTCAAGGGTTGTTTAAGCCGCTGCGGGATCCGGCGCGGCCGGGTCGGTTGCCGGGGGCTGCTGGGCGGTCGTGTCGGGGGCGACCCCCACGGCATCGGGTGCGGGAGCTTCCTCGGTTCCGGCGGCCGGCGCTTCCGAAAAGTCCACGTAATATTCCTTCCCGGGCAAAAACGCACCAAACGCGTCGGGGTTCGTGATGCTCAGGGAAGCTGAAGCTGCGGGCGTTGCCAGCGAGAACGTTTTGTTTTCCGGCGAATTGTCCGTCACCGCTAGGAGGGTGATATTGTGGAAGGTCTCTTGCGCTTCCACTTCAACGCATTTCATTTTGGCTCGAATACTCATGTTTGATTTATGATTTTAGGTTTTTAAAAGAGCCCCTTCCGCGCGGGCTGCTACGCTAAACGCCAAAGACTTCGCGTTCCCTGGCTATGTGAAATTCAAGGCTTTGGAGGAGGGGTGGTGATGACTTCGCCGTAGTCGCATTTCACGCCATCCCCGTTCATCTTTTGGGGAAGCTGCCGGTGTGCGGCGAGAAAGCTGGCGATGACATACTTGGCATGGGCGGCTTCGATGGAGGAAACGTTCCCGTGACTGCGCGATGTGAAATTCACAGCTACTGTCGTTCCGTTTTCGGTAGGCTGTGTTTCGATGGTTATTTCGATCTTTGTCATGCTGCCAGCTCCTCTCCGCTTTCGATAACATCCACTGCCGCCGCGAGGACGATCGCGGCGAAGAGCGCCTTATTCTCATTCATGGCCCAGTTCGCGGCTTTTTGTGCGGCCGCCAGGACCTGGCAATGTTCCTGCTTCATCACCGCCACGATGACGCGCAGCGCCTCTTCCTTTTTCCGTGGCCAGCGCGTGCCGAAAAAGGCGTGCATGCTTTCCTGGGTTTCCTTGAGCTTGGCAGAGATCGCCGCGCACTTGAGAAGCTGTAGGCTCATTCGATTTCACCCTCCGGTTCGCCCAGGACGAGCACTTTCAGCGTCTCCGGGTCCTTGTGGTACCGCTTAATTCCGCTCTCGGCCAGGGCGGCCGCCGGAACGTTGGAGATGAACTCGCTGAAGCTCTGGTCGACGCCGTCGCGCTGCAATATCTGGCCCTTCTTCGTGGCCCAGAATTCCGCCTGGATATTGAACAGCGCTCGGACGGCCTCATCGGGGCCCAGGTTTTCGCGGCGCGCCAGGCACCAGACCAGGTCGGGATCTCCGGGCATCGCCACGGGGAACGGGACATAGGGGGCCTCGGCGGCGCCGTCGTCTTGATCCGGCGGGATCACCTTTACCGAATGGTTGACCACGTGGTCGGGCAGCGCGATCTCCACCTGCACCGCCTGGCCGTCTGTCGTCGGCGTCACTTCCACCTTCCCCTCGCCGAAGTTGCCCACGAGCTGCTCTTTAAACTCGGCGATCGTGGCCGGTTCGGCATCGGGTAGCGAACCCTTCTCGCAGAACTTTTCAAACGAATCGAGGCTCTTAAACAGCCGGATCTCCGCGAGCGTTTTTTCGTAGACCGAATTTGCCACGTGCGGATCCGGGACCTCCGCTGGCAATACGCGCTGTAGGATGGCCAGAAAGCGCGCCTCTTCGAGTTGCTTGCCCATGGCTCTTAAGCTCCCTCCACGGGTTGAGGTTTGAGATCGTTGCGGTGGATCTCGCGGTAGAGTTCGCCGCGGAAGATCGGGATCTCGCGCGGGGCCGCGATCCGTATCCGGACGGCGCCGTGTTCGATCCGCGTAACCATGATCTCGATGTTTTCGCCGATCATGATCGTTTCGCTGACCTTACGTGATAATACTAGCATGTGGTGTTCTCCTTTTGGTTTCCTTGGTTCCTACTGATGAGGCCATGGCCTCCCTAAACTTGGGTCCATAAACTTTTTGAAGATCGCATCGGCCCGGCGGATCGCATTTTCAAACCTGCGCGTATTGATCTTGATGCGAAATGCCAGCGCGTTGCGAAATTGCCGCCGATAGATGGGTACCCGGCATAATTTGCGCCTGGGAATGATGCGAATTTTCCCGCGTTTCACAGGACACCTGCCTTTCTAAGAGCATCAGTCAGGCCGGAGATGGCGGGCGCGGGGCCGAGGCGTGTCCCCGGGGCGCATTCGCTGCAAAGGGTGTGCTCCTCGTCGATCCAGTAGCGCCCGCTCGGGCATGCCTGGAATTCCGAGCAGCCGCACACGCGGCAAATGCTGTGCGCGTATGGCATCTGCTGCCAGGTGCAGTCATCGAGGATGCGGCCCGTGATTTTCTTTCCTATGAGCACAACGGTTTTCATCCCGTTACGCTTTTCGTAAGGCATTGTGACGTCGTTGGCCTGGGTACCATCAAGTGCGAGTTTGCAGATGCGCTTGGGTTCGTGTTCCGGCAACCCATCGACGTGATCGCCAGCAATCCACTCCCCCCATTGCTTGAAAAAGAAGCACACTTCCGCCTCGTGGCATTGATCCCGCAGACCCCGCGCCCAATCGGGGTGCATGGGCCGCGCCTGGTCGCCGCTCTCGCCGCCGGCGATCACCTGGGCGCGCCACTTGAGCGCGAGGAAATTCTCTGGGAGCGTGATGGCGCCGAGCAGCGGCTCGGCCGAAACGAACACCACGCCCAGCCGATGGACCAGCGGCTCGATGCAGTTCCAGCGCCGGTCGAAACACTCCTGGTTTTCCGCCGTGAACCCGAGCCAGATATTGAGCGGGATCCGATCCGCCCCGCGAGCGTCCAGCCACGCCGCAACGTGTTCGGCCATTTGATCGGCCCGCTTCGTGAGAACCTGGAAAGTCTGCCGTGGCGTGGAGGCCATCGCATCCAGGAACCGGAAGATCCACGACCTGGGGACCCATCCGCCGAAGACATCCGTCATCGAGGAGATGAAATGCCGCCGCGGCTTGCGCTGGTTTGACCACGTTGCGAAAATATCTTCGCGAAGGCGCAACTTCGGCGGGTGGCCAACATAGTCGCGTCCATTGCCGTGGAAAAAGGCATTCCGGTTGAGCGCCTCGGCGTAGCAATGCTCACACCCCGGGGAGCATTTCCGGCACCACCACCCGCCATCTTTGGCGACGATGATGTTATCCGTCTCATTCGTCCATTCGATCTTGGTCTTGCTCATCGTTCGCCCTCCGAGTTGCGGTAAATGCGCACCGCCTGGACTACAAACCAAAGCGTTACGAGGCACGAAAGGAAGGCCACGAACGGCTGCCCGTCTTGGTAGAGTTTTTTCCCAGTGGCTAAAAACTCTGCCGCTACGACGGCGCAAATGGAGTAGACGGCTAACTCGATCGGTTTCATGCTGCTGTTTCCTCTCGTTTTTTTTGGTTCAGGGCTGCTTGCTCGGTCTTCGTGGCGATGAGCCGCTCGCCGATGCCGGGGATGAGGGCCTCCCAGCTTTCCCGGACCCTGGCCAGGGTGACCAGGGCCTTGCGGGGTGCCATCGCGCCGAGGCCGATGTAGATGGCAAAGCGCGCGTCGGCTTTTTGAAAAGTCGCGACAATGCGCTCGGTCAGGTCTTCGAAGGCCGCCTGTTTTTCCGGGGTTCTCACGCGGCGCTCTTCGCCTCCAGGTAGCGGGCCACGCGGCTCCCGGGTTTCGGTTTGAGGGCGCGCTGCTGCATTTTTTCGGCGATCGCGCGCACGCTGTAGCGTTTGCTCTTATACCCGAGATTGAGCTTGGCGATGCCGACGCGCTTGCACCAGGTCTGGAAGCTCCGGGCCGTAAGCCCCAGGCATTCCCCGCCCTCCTCCGGGCTCACCGTCTCGATCGACGCGAGCGCCTGGCGCCGGAGCCGCCGCAACGTGGGCCCGGAGATCTCCTGCGCGATATGCTCGCGGATGAGCTGGAGCACCGTGGCTTCATTGATGGCGATGGAGGGGAGCTGTTTCATGGCCGTTGAGCGGCGGCGATCGCCGCCTTTCGTTTTTGCTCCCGCTGGTGACGCCGCTCCATGGCCTGGGCGTGGAGCGCGATGGAATGCCAGCACTTCGCTGCCGTAATATGATCTCCTTTGTTCCTGCAGTAGCCAGCGAACTCCATAAGCCGGAGATCATCCGCCGCATTGCCTATCTCCCGGGGGTTGGCATTCTCTTCGAGCTGCTTGCGCAGCTTCGCGGCGTGGTAGTCGAATACGACGAGCTCGGTCATAAGCCTCTCCCGGTTGCCGCGAAGCGGAGTTCATAGGCCACGGCCTCTCGCATTGCTTCCCCCGAAGGAGCCGCAGCCAGGCGCAGCAGCTCGCAAGCGCCGGCGGTCGCTTCCGCATCGAGGCCCGCGAAATCTTTCGAGATACGCCGGATCTCTTTGGCTATCTTATTGGCCTTCATTTCCCCGCCGGACGCCGCCGGTAGGGTTCCACGTGCCGCCAGTTCTACAAAATGCTGGATCTTCGCGATTTGCATTATGCTTTCCTCCCGGTTGCGGCCTGGTGGACCATGTCGTAGGCCATCTTCTTTACCTCGTCGGTGGGCCAAGGCCCGGACATGAGGCGCATCAAGTCACACGCGCCTTCAATATCGCCCTGGTCGAGCAGCGCCAGATCATCGCCGATCTTTTCCAGCGCCTTGGCGAGCCGGTTGCAGATCTTCTCGCCGCCAGCCGCCCCCGGGAATGCCCCCCGGCCCGCGAGCTGGACGAAACGGTTGACCGCCTTAATGTTGATTTGATTTTCCATGGTTATGCTTCCTCCTTCTTGCTGTGTTGGGATTGCCAATGCCGTTGCAGAGATTCGCGGTGCATCCAGGCCGCTTTGTTCCAGCGGTTCATCCAGGCGCAGCGCCGATCGACTTCCATCGTCGGCACTTTTTCCGGGATCTCACCGAATCCAATGCAGTGTTTATCCCAGGTAAATAGGCGGCGCTGCACCCAGGCGGCGGCGTAGTCGCGCTCGTCCGATCCGCCCGATCGGGCGCTGCCAGTGACATCCGCGATGAATGCCTCGAGGAGCCCGGTAATGGAGATGCGCTCCCGCGTGGCCACGACATGCAGCCCGGCATGTTCCTCCGTCGTGATGGTAAGTGGCAGCGCCAGGCGCACCTGGCCGAACGGCAACGAAGCCGGGGCCAGCTTGCTCGGGCATTCGCGCGGCCTGCGCAGGATTTCCTGGACCACCAGCCGGAGAGCTTCGCGGTAGGCCGTTAATTTCGTCTCGAAATACCTGAAATCATCGGGCGTGCCGGGTGAGCCCGCCCAGTCCGTGCATGCCCCAGCGCAGTAAAAGCGCAGGCAATCCTCCGCAGAGGAGAGGGTCATCGCCTCTTTAACGGCCCTGGCGCAGGTCATATAGGCCGAGCGCATGGCAGACTGGGTTTTGATTTCCTCCTGTGCCTCTTTCAGGATCGGCTCCGCGCCGCGCACATGGCGCGCCGCCCGGAAGACATCCAGGGAGAAGCACATGTTCTGATTTGCAGCGCGTGCCAGCCGCACGATCGCGGAAACGATCTCTTCTTTTGTCATAACACCCTCCGTGTGATTCGTGCGGTTACGCTGCCATGTGACCCTCAGGGGCAGGGGTGTTAACAATCTCAATGTTCCCGTTAACAACCCGGGCTTTTCCGGATTCGAGCATTGGAAGGACGAAGTCGATCGCGAGATTGCAGATACCGGCACGAGAAGTGCGCAGTTGCTCCTTGATCGCATCGATTTTCTGGACGGTTTCGCGCTTGGGGATGATCTGAATAGATGCACCTTTCATGTTTCCCATTGTGCTCACATCGGGAAACATTGCAAGAGATTTTCTTTTTCGTTCTAAGATTTTGTTTGCCCAACGGGTAACAACGGCGATACCGTCCGGCCATGGCTAAGGACACACGTATTGCCTTCCGCTCTTCGGTTGATATGAAAAACCGCCTTCAGCAGGCGGCGGAAAGGGTTGGTTTGAGCGAGACGACGTTGGCCGAGGCCTGTGTCGAGGCTTTGATCCGCTATATTGAAGAACACGGGGAAATCCGAATGCCTCTTTCAATTATTCCAACTTCTGAGCTGGAGAAAAAAGGGGGCGATGCAGCCTCCAATGTGAAGGGGCGTTACATTCCCCCAGAACACGGAGGCCGGTCTTCCTCCTCAACTGCTCGTGGTTTGGCTCCGCAAATTCCCGATCGCGTGATTCTAAACGAGGAACTTCAAAGCGACGAACTTCCGGTGCCCCGACGCGACATCACCTACACAAAATCGCGCCGGAAACGGATTTCAGAACAAGACTAGGTTTTATTATGAAACTCGTCCTCATTGGTATTACGGTCGTTGCCGCCGCTGCCTTCGCCTTCGGCGAAGACCGGAAGGTTTCCATTACCACCAACGATGGCAAGAAATACGAGAACGTCAGCGTTTCCCGAGTTGAGCCAGATGGGCTCGTGGTGATGACGGCATTCGGAGTGGTAAAAGTTAATTTTACTGACATGCCCGAGGGGCAGCGCCAGAAATTCGGTTACGATCCCTCCAAGGCAGAGGCATTTCGGGTGGCGCAGATAAAGGCTTCGCAAGAGCGTGAAACGCTCATCAGCATGCGCACTACAGCTGAACTTGAGGCCAAGGCGGCGCAGCTAAAAGCTTCTCAGGAGCGTGAAATACAGCGCTTGGCTGATGAAGAAAATCTTCGAAAGCAAAAAGAGAAAGAGGCGCAGGAGGCAAAAAAAATGGCCGAAGAATCAAAGCGGCTTACCGGTCAAATTGTGGCGGTAAAAGACCAGTATGCAATTGTGTATTGTCCTAAACCGATCTCTGTTCCATCTAGTGCGTCTAGCCTGGGTAGGATCGGCGGGGGTGGAGGTGGTTATGGAGGAAGCAGCTCTGATCCTAGAGCGGCTTATGGGGAATTTATCCTTAAAAATTATCTCCAGGATGTGGCCGAGGGTGATCAGATCAAAATCATTGCCATTCCCGATGGCGTGGAAAACGTGGGTAAAAGACGCCTACGCGCCTATAAGTTCATTCAGAACCAGTAACTTGCGAAATTCTCACAGATTGATCTGTTAGGAAAAAATGAGCGAGAAATTGAAGATAGCTAGGGATGGGAAAGAGATCGGCGAATTCAGCACCGAGGAATTACAAATGCTACTCCGGCGTGAGGATGGCGGGGTAATGCTGACCGATTACATGTTCGATTCTCAGCGCAATGAATGGCGGCGCATTAGTGAGGTTTTTTCGGAACACGAAAAGCTGGTAAAGAACGGGATCTATATTTGGATCGTCATCGGCGGCATGGCTCTGATGCTTTGGAATTTTGGCGGGATCAGGGGTATGTGGGATTCCATGAAGATTCTGCTAGGGTACTGATTTATAATGCCGCCCACCGTGAAAAAGCCCAAAAAAGCGAAACGCGAAAAGCCCGATGGCGTTCGCGTGGGGGCCATTTTCGTACCAATCTATAAGATCCGAGACGGCCGCTTTCAAATTGCTTATCGGATCGGGGGAAAACGCAAAATCGAGACTTACAAAACCCGGGATGCAGCCAAAGGAGGAGCAGAGGCGGCCGCTACCACGCTCAATAACTCGGGTGCCGAAGGTTTCGTTTTTACAGCCGCCGATCGCGCGATCTATGCCCACGCCGCGCTTGAAGTTGAGAAATATGGGGTCGGGGTGATGGATGCCATCATGGAATGGTCGGCAGCGCGGCAGCAGGTGGGCAGACACGGCATTGCAAAACTGATCAGCTTGGGTATGCAAGCTATCGCGCAATCCGAAAAGACTACGGGCAAGGTCCTCGATGAGCTGATGATTTCCAAGCGTGCGGCGCAGTACAACCCAAAATATATCAAGGGGCTCGATGATGACCTGGCCGAGTTCGCCAGCGGCAATCCGGGGAATATTGGCAACATCCGGGCCGGGGAGATCGAGGCCTGGCTGAACAGCCTGGACGTGGGGGCTCGGCGCCGAAACAACATCCGGGCCGAAATTGTGACCCTCTTCCGTTTCGCAAAGGATCGAGGCTACTTGGCCGAGAGTCGACGTACCGAGGCTGAAAAAGTGCCTCGGATCAGCGATCGTCGCGGCGGTTCGGTTTCCGTCTATACCCCAGACGATTTCAAAAAACTGCTCGATGCACTTTGCCGGGAGCGGGGACCCCGGCTCCCCGGTGGAGATCCGCGCCCTGCGCGAATCGAGTGGTTGCCGTGGATTGCGATCGGCGGCTTCGCGGGGATCCGTACAGAGGAAATTTGTCCGCCCCCGGGAACAAACAAGGATTGCCTGCGCTGGGAAGATTTCAACTGGACCAAACGATATATCACCGTGCGGCCGGAGGTGGCCAAAACGGCGGAAAAGCGCCACGTGCCCATTTGCGACGCGCTGTTTGCCTGGCTGCGGCCATTTCACGCGGCGACGGGTCCTGTATGCATCCACCGGCGTCCGGACCGGATCACTGCGTGGATGGCGAAAGCCTCCGGCGTCAAATGGAAGGTGAATGCGTTGCGGCATTCCTACGGCACCTATCGAACGGCCGTCGTCAAGAACCTGGGCGAAGTCAGCCTGGAAATGGGCAATTCGATCCCGATGATCCGCCGTCACTACTACGAAGCGCGCCAAGAGGAAGAGGGAAAGGCGTGGTTTGAGGTCTGGCCCGATTGGCCCGATAACGTCATCCAGACGACGTTCAACCTCGCGAGCTGA